GTTACCGGGCAACGTGCGGACGATACCCCATGGGTTGCGGTCGATAAGGTCGGGGATCATCACCTTCGTTGGGTCAGCGAAGATCAGGTTGTTCAGCGCGGCGGAGACGTTGTCGATCCGGCTGCGCAGCAGGTAGGTGCTGATGGAATGCATCGGCATGAGAAGGTCGTAAAGCGACTGTGAATAATTTTTATGCACGTCGTGGTAGAGACCACCGATGACCCATGGGTACTGCTGGCCGTAGGGGTTCAGCTGGAACCGTATGACCACGCCCTCGTCGAGGATGGTCGCGACGAGGTAGACTTGGCCCAGCTGCGGAATGCCAATCTCCCAGCCCTGTAGGCGCATCCAGCACTCGTCGACTACGCGTGCGGGGCCAAGCAAGAAGTCGTTGGTGTGGCCTCCGTGGTTGGTTTGAGTGTTCGGATTGACGCTCAAGCCTTTCGTGAAGTCTTTTTGACTGTGGTGGTGCAAATTTCCCTGGCGTGGAACGCTGTCCCGCGCTTGAAGGGCAGGGTATTTGGCCAGCTTTGGGTAGAGGCCAGTGGACATCAGCGCGTTGGTGGAGACGTAGTCGGTCGCCACAATGAACTGCATGTTCTCCCAGTCGCCCCAGTTGACGCGAGGGTCTGGGAACACACGGCGAGGATCGAAGTTGACGATCTTGTTGCTGTTGCTGCGCGGGTCAAAGACAACCTTCGTCGGCGCAAAGCCATAGCGGATGCCGTCCAAATAAATCTGGGCGATGTTGGCCTCGCCAGCGCCACGTCGCATGTGCTGGTGGATCACCCGTTCGAGGATCAGCGAAGCGTTGCGACTGTCGCGGTTCATACCCTCAAGCTGGAACATCGGGTTCCGGCCCGTCGTGGCAGCCATCAGGTAGGTGAGGACCGTGTCAGCGATGGCGCGTGTGTCTGGGATGACGGCCTTCTCGCGGAACTCTGTGGTGTCTGGCGGGACATACACGTCGTGGGCGCGGTCGGCTTCAAGCCAACTGTCGTAGCGCTTGGAGATCTGGTGGTACGACATCTCGGCACAGGCCTTAACGTACTCAGCGATCTTGCGCTCTTGCTCATCGGTCAGGAGGTCGCTGATGTCTTGCTGGTTGAGCAAGGCATTCGCGTGTTCGCTCAGATCCGCGACTAAGCGGCTCTCAGTGAGTTGGACACCCGCACTGGAGCGGTAATTGGGGAGTGCTACTACCATGGGACTGGTTATCTTCGTTTGCGGGGACGTTGTCGTCCCGGTTGCTAAGCGGACAACCCGATGGAAAAGACGTGCGCGCGAGGGCCAAGAGGGATTACCGTGAAGCCTTCATCGTCGGGGAAGGCTACGACCATCAAGTGCGCGTCATCAAATGCGTCCGTAGGAGAGCCGTTCTCTGCAATTAAGGCAGTGAGGACGCCGTGTACGGGGCCATCGGGGAGGGTGAAGCTGCACTCTTCGCCGATCTGCGGAGTGCGGCCACTGATGAGGTCGGCGAATATCTTAGCTTCGGTCTCTGCGTTCGAAACGTCGATGCTTGGGAATTTGATAACGTCGGCCATGGGCTTGCTCCTTAGCGGGGCGGGAGACGGGATTGTCCCCAGCCAGTCCACTCAGGAGTATCGGCGATGCTGTGAAGGTTGGCGTCCTTCTTTGCGATTTTTTTGGTCAGGCTTTCGCCAGCAGTCTTGGCCATCTCCTCCAAGCTGGGCTGGTCGTACTCAATGTCCTCAAAGGGGCTGACGAACTGACGGCTCAACTGGTCGATTGCGATGACCATGGCATCCACTTGGTCGTCGTGCTTGCCGTCGGGGAACTGGGTGCATTCCTCAACAAAGTCGTCCAGCCATGGCGCTTGGGCTGGGAGGAAGACACGGCCACCCTCAATGAATGGCGCGATGCTGCTGGCACGGGTCACCTTGTCTGCCCGACCGTTCTTGTAGGGCAGGACGTTGAGCGGCGTCTCACGGCGCAGCTCTTGCAGGAGCGTGGCCCCCGATGCGGCAGCACCAGCCTCGATGTAGATGCCCCGCAGACCACGGCCACGCCAGACGGAGTTGAGACTGATCAGACGGCGCTTGAAATCAGGCATCTCAGCACGCATCCGTATGACGTCGAGCAGATACATGTCGCCCGTGTGCGTGAGGCCAGTGATCACAGCCACCGAATAGTCGGAGCGGTTGGTCTTGGTGTAGGCCGTATCAACGCCAATGATGATGCTGGACCACTCCTTGGGGATGCTGTTCTCGTCGTAGGTTTGCCACCAGTCGGTGCGGAACAAGTTGCCGCCCTTCACGAAAGGCATCTGCTGGTACAGCGCCGCAAAGTCGCGAGGGTTCTGACGCTCGAAACGCTTGAGCGTCTTCACGTCAAAACGCTCGGGCCAAAGGGCAACTTCTTGCTCGATGGGGAAGGTGGTGTCGTCGGGGTCGCACTTCTTCTGCGGAATGCGCTCTGGATGGTCGACGGGTAGAAGCCAGCGCTTCTTGGCCGTGGTCTCCGTGCGGATGGCTGGCAGGTTGACGTGGTGCCAAAGACCGTCCTGCCAGTCGTAGGACTGCATGATGCGGCCAGCAAGGTCGTCCGGGTGCCAACGGGTTAGGACTACGCACTGGCGAGGTGGGGTGCCGTCCTCCTCGGGCTGCAAACGGGTGCTGAGACCAGAGATGTAGAAGTCCCACGTCTGGTTGCGCTGGGTCATGCTCTCGGCTTCGGCACGGGACTTGATCGGGTCATCGACAATCAGGAGGTTGGCTGGGCGACCGGTGGTGGTGGAGCCAAGGCCGACACCAAAGTATTCGCCGCCCGATTGGGTGGCCCATTGACTGGCGGAACGGGTGTGCTTGCTGATCTTGCTGCGCGGAAAAGCAGCTTGGGCCTGTGGGTGGTTGAACAAGTCGCGCACGTTCCGGCCAAAGCCCTTGGCCAACTCGCTGTTGTAGCTACTGGACATCACGTAGCGGTCGGGCTTGGTCAACATGAACCACGCCGGGAACAGCTGGGTGCAGTACGTGCTTTTACTGTGGCGAGGCGGCATGGTGATCAGCAGGTTCTTGGTGGGCCACTGGTCCTTGCCGAACTTGTCGAGCGTGTCGATCAGGTCCAGATGGAACTGTGGGATGTCCCAGTCGGGCTGGATCAGACGGACGAAACCCTCAAAGTTCTTCTGAGCGTTCTTGAGCTTCTGTAGCCGGTTGAGCGCGGCAAGCTGCTTGGGCGTTAGCTTCATTGGAAGTTGTGCTTGTTGCGGAAATCGGCGTAGCGCAGCTTGTGCTTGGCCTCCGGGTCGGTGACCGTGTCAGCCATGATCTTTGTCAGATGCTCGCGGATGGCCTTGCCCCGGTTGGCTGGGGGGATGGAGGTCAGGTCGAGCTGCTTCATGGCCTTGCCGAGTTCGACGGGGGTCAGCGAGCTGGGGATGTACTTCTTCTTCTTAATCAAAGTCGTCGTCCTCTTTGCCGTGGTCGATGATGGGCATGCGGGTCTGCTCGGCGAGCTGCTCGAGCTGGTCGGCGGACATGGTGTCGACGTCGATCTCGAGAAGAGCTGCGCTGTTGTTCATTGTGGCCGAGCTGGCGTTGGGAACCACCTTGTCGAGCAGCATGCGGAGCAGCGTGACTTGAGCGGTCGTTAGGGGCTGGGTGTCCCCGTTGTTGGGATCGAGACTGGCGGCGGCCAGCTTGACGAGCTTGGGTAGTTCCGTCGCGATGGTGTGCTCGATGTGGTAGCGCGTCTCGGTGACAAGACGGGCCTTCTCCGCCATGTCTAAAAGTTCTTTTGTCACGGCTGCAAAACCCCTCTTTTCGATTTGTAATAGCCATTCCAGCGGCAGATCCGTGTTTTCAGCCAGCTGATGGACCATTTGTAGCCGGTCAGCCTTGTACTGACGTACTCGTTGTCGCCATGCGGCGACCTCAAGGGCGCGTTTGGTGGCCAAATCCTTGAGCCAGACCCGTTTGCGGTGCCGCTCGGCGTAATTGGCGAAGTATCGCTGGCAGGACGTGCAGCAAAAGCGGCTGGAAGCCTGCTGGACGTCGATCTCCGTGTAGAAAACACGCCTGCACCAGAAACATTCGCGCTTGTGGCTGTGGCCACGGCCCTCTGGGAGCAGTTTGTGGCCGTCTGGGAGGATCCGGGGCCAGAAACGGTGGGGGACGCCATGCAGTTTCCAGTTCTTTGGGTGCAACTTGTGGCGGCTGGTGCCGCGCGCGCCCCATGGACGGCCACTGAGGAGCCGCATGGGGTTGTACTTCGGGCGGGGCTTGCGTGGGGGTCGTGGTGGGTTCCACTCAAACATGTACAAATCCTAGCAGGTGTACACTTTTTTAACAATAAAGCAGATTTTGCGCAAAAAATTTTCGACGCACCAGTTACGTCGACCCGCGCGCGCGTCGGCGGGGTGCCCACCCCCGCCCCCCGTTGGCACGTTTCGCGGGTTTTTTTTCCGGGCAAGCCGCTGATTTTGCTGGGCAATCGATTTCCCCCGAAGGGAACATTTTGGCAGAATTCGGATTTTTGGATTTTCCGGATTTGCCTATTCCCGCATAGCGAGAATTTACGCACAGTCGTGCACCCACACATACGCAAGGAAACTAACCCATGACACACGCATACGCACTCAAGACCGCCAAGGAACTTACCGCCATCGTCGCAGCCGATCCCGCGCAGGGGCCAGCTGTGCTGGCATTCCTCAACGAGGCCATGGACGCAGGCAAGCGTCGCACCCGTCCGTCACGCATACTGCAAGCAAAGCTTGCAGGGACGCCAGAGCTGCCCACCAAGCCCACCAAGCGCGCCACGGCACGCAAGCCCCAGCCAAAGGCTGCACCCGCTCCAGCGGCGTCTGAGGACGCCCTGCAGGCTCGTGTGATGACTGCCCTCGCAGCATCCAACGAAGCCTTCCTCGCGAGCTTCTTCGCGAAGTAATCCACGCACCCAAACAGGAGAAAACACATGTTCGACTTCCACGCAGACGATCACGCAGACGATCTGGCAGCCCTCGCGGCTGCTGCCTTCCACGACTACGAGCGCGAGCCGCTCGATTGCCCCGAAGGGAACGACGATTGACCACCTCGCAGTGCTGGTCCCACGGGGCCAGCATCACGAGGCGATCACGCCTCATTTTCGTCTTCTCCAACTTGCCAGCGCTCGCGCTGGTCTTTTGGAGCAGATGCTCCGCACAACCAACCACACAAGGAAAACTTCTCATGAAAATCAACGCACGCATCAACGCGAACGGCAATTCACGCAACGACTTCGTGAAGGCCTACATGGCCCTCACGACCGTGGATGAGGCCATCAACAACGCCATGAGCGTCCTCGCAACCAACGTCTTGCACGGGCGCAACTATTCGCACGCGGACACCTACACGGCCCACTGGGACCGCGAGGCTGTGGTGGCCAAGCTCACGGCAGCCATCGACGCCTCACGCGACGTCCAGCATGCCCTGATGGGCATCCTCACGGCAGACGACTAACCAACCAACCACACAAGGACACACACCATGCTCAACAAACTAGGCCAACGAGCCGCTTCCACGCTCACGAGCGACGAGGCCGTGATCGAACGACTGTCTGCAGCCTACGCGGCTTGCTTCACCACACGAGGGGCCAACAAGGGCAAGCTTCGCAAGACGCCGCCCAAGTGGGGGACAGACGTCAACGTCATGTGGAACGCCATGACGCTGGAATTCAACCCGTACCGAGCGGGTATCGCGTCAATGATTATGAACAATCACCGCGACCACGAGTTCTACACGTTGTGCGGTGAGTTCGCCAAGATCGCCTACGAGCAAGCCAACGCATGAACCCGCTGTTCCTCGAACCCCAGTTCATCATCGCGATGGCGCTTGTAAGCGCCGTCGTCTGGCTCATTCAACTCATCTGACACAGGAGAACAAATCATGAAAGTCTACTCATTCACCGCATTCCACGTTCGCAAGGGCAAGCTCGTTGTCGAAGGGGCCAGCGCCTACGACGCAGCCAAAGCTGCTGCACAGAAGTGGCGGCTCAAGTCCACGGCAGGCATCGACGTACTCCGCAATGACCTCACCCACACCTTCGCATAAGGACACACACCCATGATGATCGAAAACCCCGCTGACAATCGCGTGTTGGCAATCTTCATCCGCATGCACGTCAAGTGCATGGCCGCAGGCCTCAACCACAGCAAGATGACCCGCACGAAGGCACTGGAGCTGGCAGGCCTGATCACTGGCAAGACCTACAAGCGAGGCCAGCACGCCATCGCCGCCACTGATCTCGACGAGTGGATCGCGGCCAACCGCTAACCCCAACCCAACCAACCGACCACCCACAAGGCGCCCACGAGGCGCCTTTTTTTATGGAGTTATTCATGTCTATCATTCAGATCCGCAGCCTGAAGGCAGCCCGTGAGCTGGCTGGCGTAGCATCCTTGCGCGTGAGCAAGATACCCGGCAGCTCATACTCGACCGACAGCTTTGCCTGTCACGTTGGCAGCAAGTTGGCCAAGGTCGTGGGCAGTACCTGCCACAAGTGCTACGCGCGGCGCATACAGACCTACCGTGACAGCGCGGCCAAGGGCTGGACGTCCAACTCCGCCAAGGCCACGTCCCTGATCGCCTTCGACCCGCAGTTGTGGGCGTCGGCCATCATCAAGCAGATCCTGCATCAGGCCGAGAAGACTGGCGTGTACTACCATCGCTGGTTCACGGCGGGTGACCTCGACAGCGTCGAGATGCTGGAGGCCATCTACCGGGTGGCTCGCATGGCCCCAGAGATCAAGCACTGGCTGCCCACACGGGAGGCCAAGATCGTCAAGCAGTGCCGTGAGTTGCACGGTCTCGAGCCTGACAACCTGACCATCCGCATCAGCAGTACGATGATCAACGACGGGCCAATTGCCAGCCACGTCAACACCAGCACGGTCCACACGCCTGTCTACAAGGGCGGTGAGCCACACGGCAAGGAGTGCGAGGCGTACCGCACCCGGCTGCACGAGGACGACAGCTACGAGGTCGTGTCGCTGGATGAGTTTCTGGCCACACGTCGAGGCAAGGGCCGCAAGTACGGCTTCTGCGGCGACTGCCGTGCATGTTGGGACAAGACCGTCCCCAACGTGAGCTACGGCGCACACTAATCAACCAACCACACAGGAGATCACCATGAACATCACCGTTCAAGTGAAGGACGTCTATGGACAGCGCCGGATTTATCCGGCGTGCGACACCAGCAAACTGCTGCTGTCCATGTCACCCACCCGGCTGACATTTGACGAGCGCCAGATCGACGCCATCAAGAAGCTTGGCTACACGATCATCATCGAAGCCGAGCGCCTCTAACCAACCAACCACAGGAGTTTACACCTATGACACACCTATCAACCACCATCGAGGTCGGCGGCGTTGCCGTCGACTTCCATCTTCAGCTGCTCCCCAACGGTCAGACCCGTTACCGGGTATGGGACACGGAGTTCAGTGAACGCATCGACGAGTGGCCAGACGTAGGGCGAGGGACGCAAGCCCGTATGGTGGCCAATCGTTTCATCTACGAGCTGGAGCGACGGCTGGACCGAGGCTTTGTCGTGCAGATGTACGAGGTCGGACAGGCCTACGGCGGACCCGAGGAGGGCGGCTGGTGGTACAGCGTGGGCGAGCCACGGGACCACTGGTTCCGCACGACGTTAGCGGAGGCCATCACGCTCAAGCGGGAGCTGGCCGAAGTGTACGGCGACCCCCGAGCGGAGGACTACCACCTCGCCATCCGCTTCGACCAAGACCTCAAGGGCTGGCCTGAGAGCCGCCCTTACTACAGCTAACCAACCAACCACAGGAGTAACGATTATGACTAACTACTGCTATTGCGATGTTGACCTCGCAATCGACAACAAACAAGACTTCCTCGCCGCCGCTGACAGGTACGGCGTGGGCCACGCAGGTACGAGCCTATGGTACTGGATCGAGCGGGGCTGCACACCGGGCGGCTTTTTGTCGGCGGTGCTGTGCAACGACTTGGCTAGGGCCGTGAGCCGGGCCGATGGCACCAACGTCGAGCTGATCCCCAACTACGTGCGACTGCTGCACAACCATGCTCCGGCGGAATGCTGGGGTAGTGAGCAGAATTTTCACCAGTGGCCTTACG